AACCACCCGCCTGTCCCCTTGCCATTGGGTCTGGGGCGGTTACTGCCTCGGCAGGGGAGGGTGGTGGAGCAGCTCGTCGTGCAGGCTCATTGATCCCAGGAACATCTAAGAAAAAGTCCTGTGCCAACCTTTGTAATTCTGGCATTAGTGGAGCCATTCGTGTGCCTTGAGGCATTTTATAGTCATCGCGCTCTGCAACGCCTGCGTACATGCTCAGTAGAGTCATGTAATCGCCAGGAGACTGTGCAATATCCATTGCCGCCTTCAGTCTGTCCTGAGCAATAGTGTGATCTACCTGACGCTTGGTGATCTGGTTCTTAAAATCATAAAGGGTCTGTGCCCTCATCATGGCAGGATCATCTGTGGCGTCGAAATCCGTGACTTCGGACAGTGCCTTGGAAATCTGTTCATCCAGACTCCTGACAGGCGATAGAAGTTGCTGACGGGGACTACGTCTGGTAACCGTGACGTTACCTCTGGCATCTCTTGTCCCATATTCGTCGATCTGCCATCCACCATCCTGAACAGTACCCAACAGTTCTTCCTGTTGTTCTTTGCGCTGAAACTGGAATCGCCCATCCGATCCCTGCACAACCTCAAAATTAGCTGCCATTGCAGGGTTTGCCCGTAATCTGGCAGAAGCCTCTTCATAGGTGTTATAAAGCTCCCCTGTTGGGGCTTCTGGTGCCTTACGGGTTAAAATAACTCTGCCGTCTGTGCGAGACGTTGGCTCCCATGATTCAGCCATAGCAGGATTTGCCCGAAGATATGCCTCTGCCTCGGCAGGAGAATTAAACACCATACCTTCTTGTTCTGCTGCCGCTGTACGATCCAAAATGAACTGACCGCGACCATTAGGCACTACTTCCCAGTTGGCTTGTAGGTGAGGATTGGCATCAAGATACGCCTCACCCTCGGGGATGGTGTCGAACAACTGGCCTGGTTGCTCCTCCTGTCGCTCCCGCGGGACTGCCGTCCAGAAGCTACCAACCGCATCCCCTGGCGCCGCCACATACTCGTATGTGGTATTGGGGCCACGCTGGGCATTCAACTCAATCGCTTTCTCCATTGCTTCCGCCTCGGTAGGAGCATAAAAGGCTTCGGCGGCTTCGAAAGCTGCCATCTCTTTGTGAGCCTCGGTCTTTTGCTCATGTAAATCATTGTCAAAGGCGACAGTGTTAACACCCGAATAGCCCGTAATGCTTACGCCGCCTTCAGGCAGCTCGTCTCCCTCTAGCTGGAATGTCCTGAAGTTGTCGTAAAAATTCCGCTCCTGAGTATCTAGGCTACCACTACCATATCCGCCGGGAGGAAACGCAGGGCCTATATCCTCCAATGACGGTGCTCTGGTTTGGATCAAGGGCCATGTGCCTGTGCGTTTCTCAGGGTGCCAGAGCCGTGTAGCTATGCCGTCATCCACCAGGATGGCTCCTGACATACCAGCAATTTCCTGACCCTCGTAGTCATATCCCCCAATAACCCTTAAACCGCGATCTTCAAGATCGGCAATCCATACATTGAGTACAGTCTGTCTTATGTTCTGCAGTGTAGGTTCGGCGGGGCGCGGGTCGAAAGGATCAGGTGCCAGCAGCGCGGTCTTTGCCGCGTCCCACCGTCTTGACCCCTGTCGGGAGGTTCTGTCTGTGTAATCTGTCGAAGAAGGCATTCCCAGTGCGGTGCCATACGTGTCGGTCAGATATGTCAGGACTGCTTCAAGTTCATCGAGGCCCTGTTCTTGTTCAGTTGCCATTTGTCCGTCCGTTCCGAGTCATCGCCATGACAGCATCTGGGCCACCCCGTCTCTGTATCTCACGGCGTCTCTGTTCTGGATTCATTGTCTTCCACTGCTTTGCAAACTTACGCTGTACTTCGGCGCGACTGGACAGCTTCTCCTCGCCAAAAGCAGGAAGGTTCTTTTCGGCGTCCTGTGCCTTTCGCTCAGTCCTGTCCCATACAGCATCCACGCCAAGTAATGCGCGTTCTATTGGATTCATTCTTGCCATATACCTATCCCATCTGCCCTGCGCCTGGTGCTGCGGGAGCTGGTCTTAATACTTCGTCAGTAAGAGCCTGTCTGACCTGACCATCTTCCTCAGTGGCGGGCGGTGTAAATCCAGCCATACCGTTCTGTGCCTGTGTCTGTGCAAAGCCCTGCATTCTCTCCTGAGACATTCTCTCTGTCTGTTCGGCATACAGTTCTGCCAGTCCAAGTTCTCTGCGCTTTTTCTCTGCAAGAGCAGTCATCAGGACTGGATCGGCAAGAACATGTTCCTCAAGTATCTGGTCGGTTTCCGCACTGATGTTATCAAGCATCTGATCTTCCTCCCAGTGTCTCTTACGGCTCTTGAGGCCCTGTGAGACAAGAGATGCGCCTTGCTGAACTCTCTGCATCCTGACTGCCTCGTCGGACAGAGGAAAGCTGGTTTCTATATCATAGCTTCCCTGAAGCATAGACGGTGAAAGGCGTATGCCGTTGAGGGTAATGGGGTCGCCCCATGTCGCAAGCATTCTGAACCATAGTCCAACAGTCTGTGAAACCATGTACGAAAGCTGTTCCATTGTTTCTATGAACCGTTTGTATGATACCTGAAGCATCATTGCATGTTGTCCCACGGTATCAACGCCGATATCCCTCATGCCGAATGAAGCCAGTGGTACGGTGCCAAGCACAATCTCCTGAAATATCTTCTGTTCAAGGTCTGCAAGAAAGCCTGGTAGTGTGGGAATGGGAAGGAATCCCATTTCCCTGACGTCTACCCCTCCGATGATGGCGTTACCGCCTTCTGCAAGCTGTTGAGCCAGTTCAAGAGCATCTCCTCGTGTCACCAGCATGCCGTATGCTGCCTTCATATACAGTTCCATCTTGGCACTGCGTACCTGATCGTACTGTCTGAGCAGATCGCGTATTGGTCGGAGTAGTCCGTGTCCGAGTTTTTCGGCACACATCCCGTCTTCGCCTGTTGTCATGTCTCCAAACCCGCCCCATGCATGTGCAAACGGTACAATTCGGTGGAGGTTCTCTTCCTGCAACAGAATCTGAGAGCCAGCTTCGTCGGACATCAGAGAGAAGTAATCGGGAGTGTAGTGCTGAATTACTTCGATCTGTTCATAGCCGTCCCTGAGTGAGTCCATTGTCTGTACGTGTATCAGGTTATCCTCGTCCTGTTCCTTTTTCCTCTCCAGAAACTGTTTGAGGTCACGTCGCGCCCATTTAGTGCGTTTAACCGCTAAATCAGGCTGACGTTGCATAGGTGGCAGGAGGATACTGAACGGATGGGGAGCTGCAAGCCAGAAGGGATTGAAGTTCAGTTTCTGGTTTTCGTATTCCCTCATCTTGGCTTCGTACATCGGGTCATCTTTATCGGGCTCTTCCGCACGTGAGGACATGTTAAAGCCAGTTTCCAGAACGGCGTAGTTGTATTTCAGCATACTGCGTCCTGCCATTTTGGTGGGCAAGAACATCTCTTCTTTGGATGCGTCTATCCAGAGGGAGGTCGCCATTTCCTCTACCAGATCGGAGTTCTCCTGTGCATATTCGGAATGTCCGATAACGGCGCGTTTGAATTTAGGTCGGTAGGGGAGAAGGTTATCGGCAGTGTGGTCGATAATAATGCGTCCAAGGTTGGTACGCTCTGTATTCCGTGGGGCAACAGCCTGTTGTTGAGCACTCCAGACCCTGTATGAGCCGTCTGTGAATGAATCTATCTCGGCCCACTGTTCATGAGTTTCGGCCCAGACATGTTCGAGCTGCTCCTTGTCGTCCCTTATATCATTGACCTCTGGTTTAGCCATGCAGACCTCCTGTGCAGAAGCAGTTCTGTGCCATATTACTACGGCACGTGTGCTTCATGCAAACGTCGGATACCGTGTTGAGGAACCCCTGAGCGGTTTCGGGTATGCCGCGTGGTTCCACATCATACATGCAATCGCGGTTGCCATTACTCTGTCGTCATATGCACCCTTCGCCCGTTCTGGCCGTCCTTTTTCGCTCCATATGAATGTCATCATCTCATCTCGGAGCCATCGGGATTTTATCACAAGTGATCTGTACCTGACTGCTTCGGCGAATTTCTCCAGCATAACAGGGCGGCTCTGTCCGTCTGTCTGCCATCCTGGCTGAATCGGTACCCGCGAGGTGTTGTCGTGATAATAAAGCCTTCCGCTGCATGAACAGCCGCCAAGGAGTTCGTCAACCTTATCAACAACCACAACACTCTCTCCGTCACGTTCCTGTCCCTCTCCAGCGCGCTCAAGCCCCATATAAGCATGGTTGTACATCTCGTGCAGATTCACTATCTCCTGTGCAATCTCGTCAGGATGCATCCTTCCGTGAAGCTCTGCAACCTGTAAGCCCGTCTGCCAGTCAAAAACCTCTACCGCGTTATAACTTCCAGTCCGTCCCCATGCAGTATCACCACCAAGTACGTATCTGCCGTTTTGTATAGGTTTCTGCCATATAGAAATAACTCCGCGTAAATATTCTTTAGGTTCTTCAAGGTCATCCTGCATTGCCATCAGAGCCTCGTAATCAAAGTAAGCCCTCACGCGAGGGGGCGCCAGCGCCTCAGATTCACTCTGTGGATTTTCCTTTTCAAATCGGGCATCGTCACTTGCAAGTTCACGCGCCTGCCTGTAAGAGTCATCGTTTCGGTTGGGTCTGTCAAAATACCCAAGGAACAACCTGTTGTCTGACTTCTGGTACACACGCCTGAATTCGGAATCCACATTGTCAGGATTCGCCGTCGAAACCACAAACATCTTTCCGCCCGTATCCTGTATCAGTGGCAACAGAGCATTGTAAGAAGAAGCAAACTCTTCGTGAAAATCAGCCTCGTCAAGCAGTATCTCAGTACCCGTAAATGACCTTCCTGCCTTCGCTGTAGCAGGGAAAGCTTCGATAGTACCCCCACCCTTAAACTTCAGCGTAGTAGCGTTGTCTATAAGCAGATCAACCTTTAAATGCTCAGGAAGATGATCCCATATGAAACGACAATCAGCGATAACTTTCTTCGCCTCAACTTCTCCCTGAGAAATCACTGGCAAAAAAGCATTCTCATGATACATCCCCATCCACGTAAAACGCGCCTCAAAATATGAGGTCACGCCAAGTTTTCTAGCCTTCAGATTAGGAAGTACCCCACCAGGCCCTACTCCCTCTGCATATTCATGCAACTTCATTAAATGAGGCCACTTTATAAATGCTACACTCCCTTTACCTAAAGGAGGCGGATCAGGAATAAACACATGATCCAGAAAATCCACCAACTCCCGCTCTACTAATACCCTCTCATATCCCAGTATCAACGCCCTATCATCTATCCCAGATACCATAAACTATACCAACCTCATATATATCTACAAATGTTAA